GGAGTCATCCAAAGTTGAAAAATGGTCTTAGGTAGTGGCAAATCTAAGGGCAAGCCCCAATGTAAATAGACTTTTTCCACAAATTTAAAACAAGCATTCCCATAGCAACTATCCATTTTGGAGAAATCGTTTTCAATGGCTACAAATCCAGGTCTCGTGCCTAAATCTGCTTTGAAATCGAGTGTTTCTTCATCAACAAATCTTTTTAACCACTCATTACCTTCATTTGGTTTCATCCCACCAAAGTAAGTGATATTTGAGTCTTTCGACATGATTTCATGTAAAAGATTTGTTGTGCTACGTAAAATAGGCCCCATCACTATTTGACTCCATGCCACTGGGTCAAAGATGATCCTAGGATTCGCTGGTCTCCTAATTCCTTTCTCATTACAGCCGTGTGCTGCGAGTTCTCTTTTGAGAAAAGAATCAAAATATAGCCTTTTAGGTTGGACCTCTTGTTTGTATTTAATTAATGCATCCCAATATTTTCTTCTCCTGCGAGCGTCGAATGTACCAATCCACGTCTCTGCTGGAGATGTTATTTGTTGCCATGTTTCAGTTGGGATCAACCATGCCTGCTCGTTAAGAAAATTTAAATTGTCTTCAACTATTTGCAGTATTGTCATGGTATTTGCATTTTTAAGCAAACCTAAATTTTTCAATTCTGTGTGGACATAACCACCAGGTAAGAAATCAGGGATGCAGAATGGTATTGCACCTTTCTTTTTGTATATGTCCTTTTCCCCAAGGACACTATTGCGAATTAAAAAGTCGAAGAGTGCATTGTATTGGGTTTCCAATCCTTCTGTTAAAGGTTTAGCAAATGCTCGTGTCTTTAACGTTTCGATTTCTACATCTGCATTAAAATCGAAAACCCTTGCCAATGTTGCAACCGTAGTGCCAATCAACTGTGATGGTTGTGATGTTTTTGTTAACATTGGTCTTGTGCTCCGTTTCCAGCCTATCCCTTGTCCAAATTGATCTTCTATGTTCAGATTTTCTCTCATGGGCTTGGGCTTATAGTAAGGAGTGACAGGTGCTAGAAGTATCGGAGTATCAAATTGGGTTATTTCTTCCCCCGACCAGTATAAATTTTGTGTGGCTTCTCGTTGTGTTGAGGTAGTGGTTTCTGATTCCATTATCTTCCTACAATTCACATAATAAGATTTGACCCATTTATATTTATCTGGC